ATGCTGACCGATACCAAATTAAAGAACCTCAAACCGAAGGACAAAATCTACAAAGTGACCGACCGCGACGGACTCTATGTAGCCGTTCTCACGTCAGGCAGTGTCTCGTTTCGCTACGATTACCGGATCAACGGAAGGCGTGAGACGCTGGTGATCGGACAGTATGGCCGTGACGGTATCAGCCTGGCGGAAGCGAGGGAAGAACTGATATCCGCCAAAAAACTCCTGAAGGCAGGCCAGTCGCCAGCTGCGGCCAAGAGAGACGGTATCAATAAGAGCAAAAGCGGGGACACGTTTACGGTACATACCGACAGATATATGCAACACGCCACGCTTGCCCCCAGCACTAGAGAGCTGAAGCGCGCCATCATCGATCGCGATTTGATACCGGTGCTGGGCAACAAGCTGATGTCGGAGATCACCACAGCTATGGTGCTAAGCATGTGCGACAAGATTGTCGAACGCGGCGGCAATGCCACGGCAGTACGTGCCAGGGAGATCGTCAGCAGCGTCTACCGGCACGCTAACGACCGTGGTCACGGCTTCTTTAATCCGGCGGCCGACATAAAACCATCCTCTATCGCCACGTTCCAGGAGCGGGATCGATACCTGCAGCCCTGGGAGATAGGTGTTTTTTTCCGGGCGCTGGATAAGTTCGGCTCAACGACCACGCTCAAGATGGCGTTAAAGCTCATTCTGCTGACGATGGTAAGAAAAAGTGAATTCACTAACGCTAAGGTAGAAGAGGTGAGTTTCGGTAAATCGGTGTGGACGATCCCGCCAGAGCGAATGAAGAATGGCAAACCTCATGCTATTTATCTGTCACACCAGGCGCACGATCTGATGGTCGCCATGCAGATGTGTTCCGCCGGTAGCCCGTACCTGATCCCGGGGCGCTATGACTTCAACAAGCCCATGTCGAACGCTGCACTAAACTCTCTCATCGATCGCGTTCTGGCCAGCATCAACGAATCAGGGCAGAAACTGGAGAAGTTCACCGTGCATGATCTGCGGCGCACGGCCAGTACACTGCTGCACGAGGCAGATTACCCACCAGACTGGATTGAGAAAGGTCAGGCCAGGAAGATGCAAGGAACACGCGCGGTGTACAACAAAGCGGAGTATGGCCGCCAGCGGCAGTACATGCTGCAACAGTGGGCTGATATGGTCGATGCGTGGATACGCGGGGATCACACTGATATAGTGCAGTTCTCCCCGACTATGTTTGAGACCTGGATGAAGGAAAGAAACTGATCACAGCCAGGCGACACGGTCATTTTTTTGTATGTTCGCCGCCTGACTGCGCATCCGGGTTATCGACACTGAAGGGCAGGATATCGCTATGGACCATCCTGCACTCAGACAGATTATCCAGCATTTTGGTGACGCCCTCGCTGGTCTCGAAAATTCCGCAGGCATCAGAGAGCAAGCCCACCACCTGGTAAGCTTCAGCGCATACCTGCTCCATCTCATCAGCCTCTTTAAGAGCACGCTCTGCAACGGCGATCGGGTGATCACCAGTATACTCAATATCTCCCGCGACCTGGCGGGAGAAACTGATAAGGCGTGATAACGCTTCGGTTACAGACATTAAATCCCCTAGATTCTCGTTGAGTTTCGCTTCGCCGGTTTCCTTTTCATCAGCATATAAGGCCATGCCAGGATCACCGCTGCAGAAAATGCTATCGCAAAAATGGTCAGTAAAGATGATGCCAGGAACTTCATGCTGTCGGGCTGGTTTCTCAGCCTGAAAAATATATCGTTAAGCTCAATTTTTTTATCTTCACTGACGCGCCAGCCGGTCTTTAACTGGATACCGGTAAGAATCAGAAAAACCAGACCTGCCAAAATATATGCAGCGGTAATGTACTGCCAAATGCTCACTCGTTCACCTCCTCTCTTTGATTTACTTCCTGCGCCGCCCGTCGACGCTCACTGCTGCGGATAAGTTGCTGCGCGCCGTCATCGTCCGGGCCGCGATGATTGCCCAGGGCGCGCATCACGCTTTCACGTTCGTAGCGCTCGCTATCACTGCGCGTCACGGCACACCTCCCTTCCGCGCAGATTGAGCCACTGGCTGACGCATACCAGCGCCAGCAGTACACCGTAACCAATGCACCAAGCGGCGATCTGATGGTCTGTCATAGCGCTTCTCCGATATTGACCAATGTCAGATGGGCGGTGAACACAGCACCAGTGTCGATGTAGAGCTGATTACTGAAACGCATCGTCCTTATCGCTGGCGTATGCCCGAAGATAAACAGATCGGCACCAGTGATTTCGCTTACCCTGCCATCCATCGCATCGCTGACACGCTCACGATTCCAGATAACCATTTCCTCAGTGACCGGCTTACCGAATGCGTATTCATTGTGTGGATAGTCTGCATGGCAGATGACCACCTTCCGATCTCTGGTCACCAGTTCGATGATCAAAGGCAGCTCTCCCACCTTGGGGAGCAGCGTTTTCAGGCGCAGTTCCTGCTCATAGTCGAGCTGATGCAGCCAGCCGCCGCCGTTGATCATCCAGTGACCGAAGCTGCCACCGTTGAGCATAGCGTCCAGCATCATCTGCTCATGGTTGCCACGCACAGCCCGGAACCAGGGCTGATTAATCAGGTCCAGGCACTCGACGTTCTCGGCTCCGCGATCAATCAAGTCACCAACGGAGATAAGCAGGTCTTTGTCGGCTTCGAACCCAATGTTTTCCAGCTGGTTAATCAGGTTGGTGTAGCAGCCATGCAGATCGCCAACCACCCAGACATTGCGCCATGCATCGCCATTAATTCTCTGGTAAATGCTCATGCTGCTTGCTCCTTCTGGTTCTTGATGAATTCAGCCATGCCGGGCAGCAGGTTCACCGCCGGTGATGAACACTGGTTTCCCCACACATCAAATCCGTGGGAGGACTGGCGGGCAAACAGCTCTATACGCGGCACATCGCCAAGCAGCTGCACAAGTTTCTCCCGCACATAGTCCGGCTTCTGCGAATGCGCCAGGCGCGGCGCAGTGAATGACTGGACGATCCCGGCATCCATGCGCGCTGGTAGCTTTCCCTTTACGGCAAAGAGGCAATCTTCGCTGTTGGCGCGCGTCATGTGGCCCATGCCCATCACCAGTTTGTCGCGCTGCCGGCTGCCGCATTTATTCCAGGTGAAACCCTTCATGGTCATGAGGCGAAAGCCCCAGGCCTCCACAACCTTCAACGCCTCTACCGGCTGTGTCGGTACCCACCACATGGCCAGCAGGCAATTTTCCGCTGCCAGATCCCAGACGGGAAAGCGGCAGATATCCAGCACGCTCATCACCGGGTACTTGAAGCCAGCGCCGCGGTCTCCGTCAGCGGCCTTGTCGCGGTACGCCCAGGGCGGATCTGCGTAGATAAGGGTGTATTTATTGGTCATGCTGCACCGCCTTCTTTTTTCTCCGCTTCAACTGCAAGCGACTCCAATTTATCCATAAACATGGCCGACAACATTGCGTATTCGGCATCAGTAGCAGCGGGTATAGGAACGAAACGAATGCCACTTGAGGCGAGTAAATTTGCAGCCTCAAGGCATTTTCTTAAATCGGCCGGTGATGCTCTGTTCATGCTGCCACCTTCCTGCTGTTCAGTTCTTCCGCCAGGCGCTGCGCCTTGAGCGGGTTTTTGATTACCTTGCCACGCGGGGCAACCCAGCCCCGGCGGCTTACGGAATAGACCAGGGTGACGCTGCCAACCCTGATGTTGTCGGTGGTGTTAGTCATAGGTCACCCCACAGATGGGTAATGTCGCCAGAGTTGAGCCGCTGTATTCACCACTGCGAAGCCCATTGCTGAGGCCAATGCAGCGCTGGCGGCGCATGGCAATTCGGGAGCGCTCAACCTCTCCCCGCGCTTTGTCCATGCACTTCAGCCAGAGATTGGCCGCTACGCGGTACTGGCCACGCTCTTCGCGTGCGATAGCCAGCTTTTCGATCTCCATCGCTGCCGGTGTTACTGCCACCGGCGCGCCCGGCGCTGGCCGGGCTAACACTTTTTCTTCGTGGTGCTTTTCGAGACGGGACTTAGCCATGATGCGCACCTCACGCAGCAACTGAGCTAACGGGGCGGAAAACGCGCTGCTCAACTGGCGGCTTTTTTCCGGTAAACTCTGCCGGGCTGTTAGCCTGGCGCTTGTCGAGCCACTCCTCGATCTGATCGCCATTCCATGCGCAGCGGCGGTCAGTGATGTAGAAACGCGGCGGAAACTCTCCGGCCTGCTCCAGGCGATCAATGGTGCTCCACGACAGCGGAACCATCTCCAGCACCTGCTTCTTGCTTAATGCATTTTTCATAGATACTCCTCGTTGATGTGGTGCGGCGCGCGCTGCGCCGCGAGATGGTTAAACTTCGCCGGTAAGCTCGTCTTTACGGATGCCGTAGACGTCAGTCGCTGAGTCCAGAAGTGCAGGGTGATCGGCCAGGCGCTGCGAAGCGTACTGATATGCCCGGTCCAGATCTTTCACGCTGCGAGCAGACATTGCTGCCGCCGAGAATCCGGAGAGAATATCCTCAGGTCCGCGATCGTCTTTCTTAGGCTGGTGCTCCTGCGGCTTCTGCTGATCTTCAGGCTTCTGGTTGATCAGCGCGTTCAGGTTAGTGGATTGCCGTTGGCTGGTAGGTGTCACATCGCGCTCAATGATTTCTGCCGCATCAATGAATTTGCCCTCCATCTCTTCCGCTGTAGCCTGCTGACCAATCTCTGGCCACGCTTTTCGCAACGCCTGAGCTTCTGCGCACTTCGCCAGTTGGCCGTAAGGGCGCTTCTTCCACATGGCATTAGGCGCTGTCGTGTCGCGCCCAGCGGTTGCGTAGTTTTCAACCCAGTATTCTTTTGCGCTGTACTGAACCACCTGACCGCTGGGCATCAGTTTTGATACGGTGCATTTGCACCACTGCGGGAAGGTAACTTCAACGTCACCAAACTTACGGGTAACATCCGGGCCAAATTCAGGCTCATCTGCGCCAGCGTAGTTACCTGAGCGATCTGCCTGGATGCGGTAAAGCCCAACACCAGGCATAACCACATCTCGCCACTCATTACGGCCAGTTTTCGAATCTTTAACGCTCATTGGCACTAGGTGAACCGGCTTCATCAGTGGGTCGAGCTTACGGGCGTGGCAGTAATCAACGGCCATTAATACAGACTCATCCTTAGCGCCAGGGTAAATGCTGTTCTTCAGTGCGCTCCAAGTGGCCTCGTCAATACCCCGAAGGGCCAGAGTTTCGGAGGAGATAGTCAGTTCTGTGCTCATGCGTACATGTCCTGTTTGCGTGCCCACTCAGGGCGTTTAATGATTTCAACGCCGCCCCATTCACTGGAGGTGCGGCACTGGTGATAGGTATTCAGATCCCGGCGAAAAAGGCGGAGACCTTCATCTTTGTCGTAGGCGTCCAACTCGAACACGCGCACCGGGTAGCGGCCGCAGTCGATGGACTCACTCACGGCGATAAACACGAAGCGGTGCTCTTCGCCGGTTGTGTGCTTCGCCCCTTCGCGATACATGGCGTCCTGTACGTGGTAGCGAAACTCCTCGATGTGCCGGGCGAAGCGTGACATGTCACTTACTTTCTTCACGTCGGCGATGATCGGGAACTGGCGCAACCGCTTATCCGGACGAATGCGGCACAGCTCTCCGGTTTCCTCGTCGATCCAGTAGTGCGAGGATTCGCAGTCGCCCTCCTGTTCGAGCAGCCAGCGCGCCGCCGGGTGGGCCATTGCGCTGCCTTGCATCAGCTGAAGCTTGCGGCTGTCCTCGGCAGCCATGACGGTCATTCCCATACCCGATACGTCTTTCAGGAATGCGGCTTCGTCCTGCTTGCCAGCGGTAGTGCGCCGATTAAACTCTGGCGCCACGATGAAGCGCTTATCGAACTCCTCCGGCTCAAGCAGCAGGCAGTGCAGGGCGGAGCCCATGTCCAGCGCCTGGAGCTTTTCGGTATCTACTGGCGCGGACTGCTGCCACGGCAGCAGGGACGGATCGACAGCAACCATGTCGAGCTGTGACTTACTCACGCCGTCCCCGGCGTGGTAGTCCTCGTTGCTGATATCGTGATAGATGCCAGGTTTCACGCCGCGTTCCTCTCGCCATCCAGCTTGTCGGCCATTTCCCAGCGCCCGATAATGCCGGTCAGTTCGCTGATGAATGCGCCCAGGGTTTCTTCAAACTCGACGCTCTCCATAGCCACTGCGAGGATCTCAGGGCGCACACCGGCACGCAGGAGGTTGTCGAACGCAGGCAGGATGTACTCGGTTTTGAGAGTTTCCTGCAGCTCGACCTGGCGATCGTGTAGCTGCTCGGCCAGACGGTAATCGCGTTCAAAGATCGGCATCAGCGCCTTAAGCTTCATTTGCTGTTGAACTTTCATCTTCATACCCCGTTGGTATTCCCGCGTTTATCATCTGGTCGTAATTCAGCGTCTGACCGTTGAGCGGGTTAGTTGTTGATGACATGCGCCACAGATACCCGCATGCCAGCCTTGTGACCGTGTACTGCTTACCGCGCCACATTGCGGTTACTCTGGTTTCCACTGTGCATCCACGCTGAGGGCTTCTTTGGTAGTGAAAGCCCAGGTGACTGCCTCGCCGAGGGAGCGAAACTTCCAGCTCATCAGCCCGGAGAGGGTTACACAGTGCCAACCGTTAATGATTCTCCACTGCATTTTTCGATCCTCATGTTTACCATTTTGGTAACAATTGGTGCCGTGATAAGCCCCGTTTCCGGGGCGCTAACTCAGAAATTCCAGGCTTTGGCGGAAAGCTCTTTAGCCAGCTTACGCGCCTCAGACTTGCCGCTAACTTCGTAGCGCTCTCCTGTAACCTTGCCGTCTACCCCGATCACCAGGAACTTAGTGCCGCGGCTGGCATAGTAATGAGCTGTTTTCATGCTGCTGTACCCTCAATGCGTTACCAGTGAGGTAATATTTATCCATATGTGATTGGTAGTCAATAGCTATGAACATAAAAAATTACCCGAAAGGTAATATTGCAGGCACAAAAAAACCCGCTCAAGGCGGGCTATTCTTTGATTTAAATGAAATTATTCAGCGTTTCTTGCGCTCTGAACTATCACAAAATCAACATAGCTTTCGATCTTCGCTTTCTCACCCTCAGGTAATAATGCGTAGCGAGAGCGGTCATAGTTGATGACGGTTGTGTCGCCAGGAGGGATCAGCATTTCGTAGGCCCGGCGACCGAACGCCCGGGCGATGGCTTCCAGATTGGCGATAGTGATGCTTACCTCGTTACGCAGCATGCGGTTAATGCTCGCCTGGCTTACGCCGGAGGCATCCGCTACGCGCTGCTGTGATGACAGCTCCCGGTTCTGGCCCATCCATAATTTCAGGTTGTGCGCTGCCACCAGGCCTATCTCTGACGTGTCGACGGTATCGCGCACGTCCGCCTGTAGCGCCAGGTAGTGATCCACGTCCAGCCAGTTGCGCGGCTTGTTGCCGACGGCCTCTATCTTGCGTGCTGACGCATCACCAATATTTTTCTTTCCCGACGTCCAGCGGCTGACCAGGTTAGGCTCAGTTCCCATTCTTTCCGCCAGGCGAGACTGCACGCCGTTAAAATCACGGTCGATCAGGTCTTTCAGGTTATCGCGACGAATATCATGGATGCTTTTCATTGCCGGAAATTTTTCTCTTATATGAATGATTTGATGATTCTCATTATCGCGCATTTACCCCAGAGGTAAATGAACCTTTCAGGTAACATTCCTTGATTTTTATTACCGATTGGGTGAATATTTATTATCTGAAATAAATATCAGGCAATAGCTATGAGCGAGAACGCACAGTTTGATTTTAAAAAGGCCTGGCTGGCTCTGACGCCGGATGAGCGCGAGCGGTTTGCAGTAGAGGCCGGAACCACTGCCCATTACATCCAGACGCACCTCACCGGAAAGCGCAAGATGCCCGGCAAACGCGTGATGGACGGGCTTTACAAGGCATCCCGCGCCCGTAAATGGGTGCGCACCAAGCCCGAGCTAGTCACCTTTTTCTACTCCTGATCTCCCCTCCGGCCGCCTCCTGGCGGTCTTTTCATATCTATTCGTACCGGTAAGGTAATAAATATCCATTTATGGTTGATCTTTTTTCGCTGTGAGTCGAAAATAGCCGATATCAATAGCAAAAAGTGAGGTCGCCAACGTGCAAATCATCACCCGTATGCAGGCCGCCAAAGATGGCCTGAACAAATACAACACCGGCAAACCTTGTCGGCATGGCCACCATTCTCCGCGTTACGTGCTTAACGGTACTTGCGTGCAGTGTGCGCTGGAGAGCGCCAACAAACACCGTAACGAGTTCTCCGAAGCGCTCAGGGCAGCCCAGGGGGCAGCATGAAGCCCGCCGCGTATTACAACGAGATCGACCCGTACGCCGCCCAGTGGTTGCGGAATTTAATCGCCGGCGGTCACATTGCGCCGGGTGAAGTTGACGAAAGGAGTATTGAAGATGTCGCACCTGACGACCTGCGAGGATTTACCCAGTGCCACTTTTTCGCCGGGATCGGTGGATGGTCTCACGCCCTCCGCGTTGCCGGATGGCCCGACGATAAACCAGTGTGGACTGGCTCCTGCCCGTGCCAGCCTTTCTCCTCGGCAGGCAAAGGCGATGGGTTTGATGACGCGCGCCACCTCTGGCCAGATTTTGCCTGGCTCATCGGCGAGCGAAAGCCTGTCGCGATCTTTGGCGAGCAGGTTGCAGCTGGTAACGCAAACGTCTGGTTCGACCTTGTACAGTCAGACCTGGAAGGAATGGGCTACGCCTTCGGGCTTGTCCCGTTTACGTCAGCGGGCCGCACATCCGGGAGCGAGCTTACTGGGTGGCCGACGCCTACAACCGAAGCCACGGTAAGAGAGAAACGCTACGCCCAGGGAGGAATGCCGTTCTCAATGGCTGCTGCTCTGGCGCACTGGCCAACGCCCACCTGCAATGTGAATCCTCAGCCGGAAACGCGGCGGGGCTTACAGAATATTGCGGGCGCGGTGAAGCTGGCGGGCTGGACAATGCCAACCACCCGCGACTGGAAGGACACGGCGGGCATGACTGCGCAGAGGGATGGGCGGGACAGGCTGGATCAGCTGCCGAGGCAGGCTTTCATGACCGGGTGGCCAACCCCAACGGCCAGCAACAACGATCGCTCACCATCAGTGGAGCGGGCAATGTCAATGTACCGACAGGATGGCTCCAAAGCCCAACAGCGAACTCAGAATTTTGCGGCAATATGCGGTCCCTTGAGGTTAACGGTTTTTGGCGTGATGCAGACTGGCTCTTTTGTCGGGACGGAAAATGGCGTCCAGTTGAACCCGGCACATTCCCGCTGGTTGATGGGTTTCCCAAAGGCATGGGACACGGTAAGTCCTCACCACGAGCACTGGCAGGCCGTAACCGAGTCGGCAGGCTCAGAGGCTACGGAAACGCCATAAACGTCTACGCCGCAGCCGCATTCATTCGCGCTTATATGGAGGTGATCTGATGGCCCGCATTCGCACTATCAAGCCTGAGTTCTGGACAGACGAAGACATGGCAGATCTTTCTGAGCCAGCCTGTCTTCTGGCGATAGGGCTCCTGAACTATGCCGACGACGAAGGATTTTTCAATGCAAACCCGAAGCTGATAAAAGCGGCAGTTTTCCCTATACGGGAACCGTCCGTTCCCATTCCGGTATTGATACGGGAGCTTTCCAACTGTGGTTATTTGACGCTCTTTTCCACCTCAGATGGCAAGCAATTTGGGCTTATTACTAACTTCCTCAAGCACCAGGTCGTAAACAAGGCAAAGGAAAGTAAAATCAAATGCTTAAACCTAATACCGTACGAGTACGGGACTGATACAGGACAAGTACCTGTAGGAATGGATCAGGGATCAGGGATCAGGGAAAGTAAACCCCCTCTCTCTGCGCGCGAAGAAATTCAGGTGCCCCCTTTTGTCGTCCAGGGTATCGGGGAGCCGATCGGCAAATTCACCATGCATGAAAACTGGCAGCCGTCAGATGACTTTGTCATGCGCGCCAGAATGTGGGGGCATGCGCTTCCTGCTGACGGGTACAAAAAAACAGATCTGGTTGAATTCGTCACTTACTGGAAGGCTGAAGGCAATGTGATGCAACACGTGCAGTGGGAGCAGAAGTTTGCCCGGCTGCTGATGAACAGGAAAAACAGAGCGGCAGGAAAGCGCGATGACAGCTCTGATGACGACGTTCCACACTGGAACAGCCCTGAGGGCTGGAAGGACTTCATATGAACCAACAGCTGTTCTCAGCAATTGAAAATCGTGACGGATCTGCACTGGCGCGAATGATGGGGCCGGATGATCATCATCAACCACACCAGGACAATGTGGTTAACATGAGCGCGGAGCGGCTTGTTGACGCGCTATTTACCCAGCTCAAGCAGGTATTCCCGGCAGCAGAACAAACCAGCCTCAGGACAGAGGCCCAGGTAACAGCAGCTAAACGGCAGTGGATAGCCGCATTTGCGGAGAACGGGATCCGCACAAGGGAGCAGTTGGCCGGCGGTATGCGCAAGGCCCGGGCAAGCCTGTCACCATTCTGGCCTTCTCCGGGGCAATTCGTCAGCTGGTGCAAAGACAGCGCTACCGTACTGGGCTTCGGGATTGATGCGGTGATGGCGGAGTTTGAGCGCTACAGCCGTGAGAAAGGGCTGCACTCCGGTGGTCCTGAGAAATTCCCCTGGCAGCATCCGGTGATGTACTGGATCGTCTGCGATACCCGTCGGCAGATGTACAGCCGCCAGTTGAGTGAGGCAGAGGTTGAGAAATTCGCGGCCAAAAAGCTCGATGAGTGGGCTAAAAAGATTGCGGCAGGGGAAACGGTGCCTGACCCGATAAAAAGCCTTGAGGCGAAGCGTGAGGTGATTCAGACGAGCCATAACACGCCTGATGGTGATCACGAGTTCCGGTACATGCCTAACTCAGCATCCCTCGGTTCGATGACTCCGGCCCAGTGGCTGCACCAGGAGTACCAGCGGCGAAAGGCTAACGGCCTGATTTAATCTGACAGCGAGCGCGGAAGCGCATTTTTTTACTTGCAAATTGTTACCTGTAAGGTAATTATTACCAGTGAGGTAAATATGACGATGTGTGTAGGGATTGACCCCGGTTGCAGTGGCGCGCTGGTGCTCATGGGTTCCACGGGCGGCTACATCGATCACCTGAATATGCCAACAATCAAGGTCGGCACCAAGTCCAGGGTCAACGGCGCAGCAGTGGCTGCATGGCTCAGGGATTACCAGATCGGGCACGCATACCTGGAGCAGGTCGGGGCTATGCCCGGCCAGGGCACAGCCAGCATGTTCACCTTCGGGCACGCCGCCGGCGTCATCGAGGGAATACTGCAGGGGCTGAGCATCCCCTACACGCTGGTAACGCCGCAGGCATGGAAGAAGTCCGCCGGACTGATTGGCAGCGACAAGGATGCAGCACGCAGTCGGGCTATTCAGCTGTACCCGGAACTGCGGGCACTGGATGCAAAAGCCAAAGGCCAGGCCATCGCCGACGCTCTTCTGATAGCCAGATACGGTGCCGGGCTTAAATGAAGATCCTTTTTGGTATCAATTAAATCAACAGCTTATACGGGTAACAAGGGGTAAAGATGGAGAGCAAAACCAAAGAGTTAGTTAAGGCCGGGCATGAGCTGGTCGTGCTGCTGGGCAACCAGCACGGCATGATCGACGCGGCATCGCTGGTGCAGCGCCTGACCGCGCAGCTGGATATTACTGCCGCGGCGTTGCGGGAGATGACAAAGAAGCGTGATGACGAACATGCCGATGTGCTTGCCTGGGAAAAAACCATGTTCAAGGTCTGCGGCGAAGACGGTACAAAGTCTGTTGCCGCTAAGTTTGCCTCACTTGAAGCTGAGCGTGACCAGCTGGCGGCGGAGAATGCGGCCCGCAAGGCAGCAGCAAAGAAAGTCATCAAAATGAACCGGCAGCACGCGAAAGATAAGCATGGAAACCCAGATATTGCTGAGTCGTGGGCGTGTGTGAAGGCTCTCCGGCAGGTCAATACCCCCACTACCGACGCCTGGCAACGCGAGCAGATGGCGCGGGGTGTGGAGAAGTTCGCGGAGCAGCAGCGCCAATATATCGGCAAGCCTAGCAAGAATGATGCAGCGTCAAGTTATTGCTCTCGAGAGGCCATTAAGTTTTCCACCCAACTTCGCCAGGGGGAATTGTCATGAAAGATGAAGATTTGGACCGTTGCCCTCGCTGCAAAGAGGACATGCAAGCTGGCAATTCCCTCTGCCGAAACTGTCAGTGGGAGGACAACATGGATGAGTGGCCGGGCGGTGACGGGCATCCGTTCGATGACGATGGCGATCAGGATAGACTTCCACCGCACGACGAAATTGAATGCGATATCTGCGGACACATAAGCACAGATCCTGAAGGCCGCCATCACTGCTGTGAGGAATAACCCATGACACTGAGCAAAGAAAAATTTGATCACATCCTGGCGTACGCCAAGCAGCAGCAAAATCTAGGCGTGCATCATTGTAACATTCTGCCTGATGACATGGTGGCAATAATGGAGATGGCCGCAGGGAAGCAGGAGCGCCGGGAGCGGGGTAAGCAGGAGCCTTTGTTGAAGTGCTCAACTCGAACCTGCGCCGCGCCGCCAGAGCCGGTAGTGCCAAAAAACCTGCCTTGTCCCGTGCTACTTGAGCCAGGCCTTCGCTTCGGTAAGGGTGTTCCCACCCAGACCATGCTGGATGCTTTACAGCGTCGCGCTGAATATTACGCCGAACTGGAAGCGATGACACCAGAGCAACGAGCTGATCACGATGCAGGCATGAAAGAGTTCGCCACCATGCTCCAGTCGTTCGGTAATTCCGAACAACTCAACTCTCCGGCGGTTCCGGACGGTTGGGTTGCCGTACCTGCTAAGCACACGTCTGCAATGTATTACGCAGGAGGTGAATTGATATCAAAACATAACTTCAACCCTGGTGATATCTGGCAGGCCATGCTGGCCGCAGCACCGAAGCAGGAGAGTGAGTGATGGCTGATAAGTGCAATGGCATTATGGGTCTCATATTCGGTCACTCATTTGCTGTGGCTGTAACGAAGAGTGCTGTACATGGTGCGCCTCGACTAGAAGGAACAGAGTCAGCACTAACAAAGATGCTGGATGCTCATCGTGACGAAACCTATTGCGGCATCTACTGCAAGCGCTGCGGGAAGGTGATTAATGCCTAAATCCCCGGCCGAGCGCAAAGCAGCGCAGCGTGCCCGCCAGGCAGCTGCCGGTGGCCGCAAGATGGAGCTGGTGCTGGACCAGCAGGAGCTGGAAATGGTGGCGCGTAACTGCGCCGCCCGCCGTCCCGGTCGTGACCCGTACGAACTCAACGAGTATATCGCGCTACTGATCCGCCAGGACGATGCCCGACTGAAAGAGCAGGTGGCTAAGATGGCAGGCAGCCAGTGCGGTAAGTGCGGCGATAAGCTGCCGGTAGACAGTTGCCCGTGCCAGGGTGATTCGCAGTGCTGGGTTACCGGCGGGTGGCATGACCTGAAATTAACGGTGTGACATGTCACGGAGATATTATGCCAAAGATTCGCTACCACCAGGACGATCGCCGCGACAGCTCAGATGATTTCCCGAAAGAGGTTAAGTGGCTCATGCAGAAGCACCGCTGCGCCAGGCAAGATATAGTAATCGACTGCCAGCATCCGTGCGGTGATGACGTGATATTTATACGCGGCAAATGGGAGGGATATTTAGACGAAAGCTTCTATGATGAGTTTGATGGATCCTGAGCACTGCCGCCGACTATGGCGGCTTTATTTTGCGTGTTAGTATTACCATATTGGTAATTATTACTCCAGGTGGTAACAATGGCCGCGACGCCCAAACCTCACAAACGCAAATCAACGCAATTTAAGCCCATCTCAGCAATGATGGAGGCTTACTGCCAGTCTTACGTCAAGATGCCAGAAAATCAGAGGCAGGCGGCCATTGATGCAGGATTTTCACCCAATACGGCAGCAGCCAAGGCCAGCGGCATGATGCGGGATGAGCGCATCCAGAAACGAATCGCCGAGCTGATGGAGGAGCGTAACAAGCGCCTGCGAGTCAGCGCCGATTACGTCCTGCAGCGGCTGGTGGAGATCGACCAGATGGACGTGCTGGATATTCTCCAGGATGACGGAGGTATGAAGCCGATCGCTGAATGGCCGAAGGTGTGGCGAACGTCACTGAGTGCTATGGATATCGCCACCATCAAGACGACTCAGGCCTCTCTGCAAAAAGAGAATGGCGAGGCGGATCTCTCAGTTGAGGATGTCGAGCATATCCTGAAGAAAGTGAAATGGCCGGACAAGGTCAAGAATCTGGAGCTAATCGGTAAGCACGTCGATGTGAATGCGTTCAAGGAGCGTGTCGAGGTCTCCGGCACGGTGACCATCGCCGACCGCATGGCCAGGGCGCGTGACCGCGTCAAAAAACAGTCTGGTGGTTCCGAATGACAGCCGCAGCCATGTCACCAGAAGAGCAGCTCGTTGAAGATATCGCCGGCTTCACGTATGACCCGCTGGGCTTCGCGCTGTACTCGTTCCCCTGGGGCGAGGAGGGCACAGAGCTGGCGCACGCGAAAGGGCCGCGCCAGTGGCAGGCTGAGGCATTCAGCGAGATACGCGATCACCTGCAGAACCCGGCGACGCGCTACCAGCCGCTGATGATTGCCAGGGCATCCGGCCACGGGATCGGCAAATCGGCGTTCATCTCGATGCTCATCAACTGGGGCATGGCCACCTGCGAGGACTGCAAGGTGGTGGTCACCGCCAACACCGACAACCAGCTGCGCACCAAGACCTGGCCGGAAATCATCAAGTGGTCGAATCTGTCCATCACGAAAGACTGGTTCACCACTACCGCGACGGCGATGTACAGCAACGATCCTGGTCACGACAAGCGCTGGCGGGCCGATGCCATTCCGTGGTCTGAGCACAACACCGAAGCGTTTGCGGGTCTGCATAACGAGCGAAAACGTATCATCGTCGTGTTCGATGAAGCCTCCAACATCGCGGATCTGGTGTGGGAGGTAGCCGAGGGCGCGCTGACCGATGAAGATACGGAGATCATCTGGGTGGCGTTCGGGAACCCCACGCGTAACACAGGGCGATTCCGTGAGTGTTTCCGCAAGTACCGGCACCGCTGGAAGGCGAAGCAGATAGACAGCCGCACCGTGGAGGGCACGAACAAAGAGCAGCTCCAGAAGTGGGTGGAGGACTACGGCGAGGACAGCGACTTTGTTAAGGTCCGTGTGCGGGGGATCTTCCCGGATGCGTCGGAGAACCAGTTTATTCCGTCCGGCCTCACGGGCCCGGCGGTGGGCAGGGTCATCACGCCCGACCAGGTGCAGCACGCGGCCACGGTTATCGGCGTCGACCCGTCGCACCAGGGTAAAGACCCGGCTGTTATCTACCTGCGTCAGGGGCTGCACTGCCGGAAGCTTGGCGAGTACCCGCGCACCACGGATGATGTGTGGTTTGCCAAGGTGATCGCCGACTTCGAAGACCTGCACCGCGCTGACGCGGTATTCATCGACTACGGCTACGGAACCGGCCTGAAATCGGTGGGCGATAACTGGGGCCGGAACTGGACGCTGATACAGTTTGGTGGCGGTACCGCCGATCCCGAGATGGGAAACAAACGCGGCGAGATGTACAAATCCGCCCGCGATGCGCTGAAGCTGGGCGCACAGCTGGACAGTCAGGACTTAGCCGACGAGCTCAGCGCGCCGGAGTACAAGGTCAGGCTCAAGGACAGCCGGAAGATTTTGCAGGACAAGGAGGAGGTCAAAGAGACGCTGGGCCGCTCTCCCAACAACGCCGACGCGTACGTGCTGACCTACGCCTTCCCAGTAGTGAAGAAGCAGTATGTGCCTGGGCAGCAGAAGAGCCAGCAGGGGCGGGCGATCACAGACTACGATCCGTATACATAACAGCATTGATTTCCCCAGGAGGGTATACGTCTGGAGGGATAATCATAGTGACAGGATGTGTTTGAGGCTTTCCTCCGCTTCCATTTTCGTCATGCTTCCGGTGATGTTTGCCGGGAAAAGCTTATCGCTTCCGGTTAGTCTCCATGCGCTATGACGATCATCAACCCGAACTAGCTCTTGTCCGACAACAATGTCCAGCGAGGCCGGCACTACACAAACTGTGTACCCTCTGTTGGATAAAACGATAACTGCGGTCTGAGGTCTGGAAGTCAGTGGGTGCCTGCTAATAACTATGGCTTTGTCCATCAGTTCCCCCAAAGTATAATAACGATCATTAATAAAAAAGTTCGCCTGAAGCGGGCTATTGTGACATGTCACGGCGTTAAAATATATCCAAACCAGGCCGATAGTCCATGTGATGGTATGAGCAAGCATAATAAAACCGGCAGCTCGCAAGTCGCTCATGATTTTCACCTTAAAAAAATGCCCGGCGAACCGGGCGAACTGGAAGCAATGATTACGGGTACTACACAGCATCACGGGAGTGATTGGGTTGTGGCGGTGGTGCCTCCACCTGCTGGTATTAGCCAATTCCAGCGACGTACACTGCCCGGAAACGTATTCATCTGGACGGGCTTGGCTCGTCACGCGCGCATAGCCGCAGTTACCACAACGGGAAGAGCACTGTTCTCACCCTGTAAGCTACTTCGCACGCTATGCTTCAGGGTTGCTGCGTACTGCACAATGCTCTTTCCTGTTGTGTGCTGACCTTACAGCCAGCGCGGTTGGAATGGTTTCGCAAACACGAAGCTTCACCAACTAGGCAGGATCACCCTGAAAGAGCTGCCTCTTGATTCTTCCAGGCTCCCGATCTATCCCGGTAGTCGTTGTAGTGGCCGGTGCTGATCTCCGGCTTTTCTGCCTACGCCCGTCAGTGGCAGAACATGGCAACGGGAGTGCAATCACTACGCATCAGCCTGCGCATTCACCACAACGAAGATGACTCTCTCCAGTGCACTCATTCAGTGGAATGCAAAGGGATGGTGCAGAAAGCCATCATCGTTGTGCCCCGGTCTCTTCCCGGGTGTCACTCCGTATCGCCAGGATGGTGAGTCCCATGTCCGTACTGTCAGTCGTGGCTTGCACATTCCGGCTACCTGTCAGGGCATGAATACCAAGGGAACCTTCAGACCGCTATCGGCGCATGTGCAATACACCGAAATAAAACACACACCGCCGTTTGATTTAACGACCAGGCATAAAGGTCATTCGTTGATGCATGCTTTATTTACCTAAAAGGTAATAATTGAAGTGCTTTCTGTCAATACCCTACGCTAAATAATTCTTATGTGGTTAAATTGGTAATAATTTAAGCCCTCCGGAGTTATGCCATGTGCGTTGGATCCACACCTAAAGTCACCGCCGCCCCAGAGATTCAGGCTGCCCCGCAGGAGCAGGATGCCGCCGTTATTGACGCTCGCGACGAGGAAACCCGCCGCCGCCGCGCTGCATCAGGCCGTAACTCCACGCTGCTGACCGGTGCGCAGGGTGACACCTCTGCCGCCAATACCAGCGGCAAGACACTGCTCGGCCAGTAACGGAGCGATTGCAGATGGCTGAATCACTGAAAGAAAGACTCGGCAAGCAGTTTGCGCAGCTGGATAACGACCGGGCTTCGTTCGTGTCGCACTGGCGCGAGCTGAGCGAGTTTATTGACCCACGCGGATCCCGCTTCCTCGTCAGTGACGCCAACCGCAACGACCGCCGTAACTCCCGCATCGTTGACCCCAGCGCCTCTCTGGCTGCTGATACGCTCTCCAGCGGTATGATGTCCGGCATCACTTCACCGGCGCGCCCGTGGTTCCGCCTGGCAACGCCTGATCCGGACATGATGGACTATGGCCCGGTAAAGGTCTGGCTTGAGACCGTGCAGAACCGCATGAACGACATGTTCAACAAGTCGAATCTTTACCAGTCGCTGCCGCTGCTCTATTCCAGCCTTGGCAACTACAGCACCGGCGCTATGGCCGTTCTCGAAGACGACGACGACATTATTCGCACCGTGCCATTCCCGATTGGCAGCTACCACCTGGCTAACTCCGCGCGCGGCAGCGTCGACACCTGCTATCGCAAATTCAGCATGACGGTGCGCCAGCTGGTGATGCAGTTCGGGAAAGACAACGTCAGCACTTCCGTTAAGGGCATGTGGGAATCCGGGAACTACGAGCAGTGGGTAGAGGTGATGCACGCCGTCTATCCGAACGTTGATCGAGATACCGGGCGCATGGATTCGAAGAACAAGCCCTGGAAGTCAGTTTATTACGAGGTCGGCGGCGACAACGACAAGCTGCTGCGCGAGTCCGGCTTCGACGAGTTCCCCATTATCGCCCCGCGCTGGACTGTCAACGGCGAGGACGTCTACGGCAGCAAATGCCCGGGCATGACCGCGCTGGGCCAGATCAAAGCCCTGCAGCTTGAGCAGAAGCGTAAAAGCCAGATCATTGACAAGGTGACCAACCCGCCAATGGTCGGCCCGTCATCGCTGAAGAACCAGCGCGTGTCCCTGTTGCCAGGCGATATCACTTACATCGACCAGATGACGCAGCAGGACGGCTTTCGCCCGGCTTACCAGGTTAACCCGGATATGTCCGGCCTCCTCGCCGACATCCAGGACACCCGGCAGATTATCGACCGCTGCTACTTCGTCGACCTGTTCCGGATGCTCCAGAGCATCAACACCCGCTCTATGCCGGTGGAAGCTGTGATCGAGATGAAGGAAGAGAAGCTCCTGATGCTTGGCCCGGTGCTGGAGCGCCTGAACGACGAAGCACTGAACCCGCTCATCGATCGCGCTTTCTCCCTGATGGCGCGCAAGAACATGCTGCCGCCGCCTCCCGAAGTCATGCAGGGCATGCCGCTGCGCATCGAATACATCTCAGTGATGGCCCAGGCGCAGAAGTCTATCGGACTCAGCAGCCTGACGCAGGCCGTTGGCTTTATCGGCCAGCTGGCGCAGGTCAAGCCGGAAGCGCTCGACAAGCTCAACATCGACGAGGCCATCGACTCCTACGCGGAAATGTCCGGCGTGTCACCGACCGTCATCCTCCCGCAGGAACAGGTCGATCAGATTCGCCAGCAACGTGCTCAACAGCAGCAGCAAATGCAGGCCGCCGCGATGGCACAGGCCGCAGCCCAGGGCGCGAAAACCCTTAGCGAGACGCAGACCAGCGAACCTAGCGCCCTCATCGCGCTGGCAGGATCAGCAGGAGGCCAGCAATGACTGACGACTGGGACGACGACCAGCCAAACCCGGAGCGGGTGAAGTTCCAGCAGATCCGCGCTGAGCGTGAAGCTGATGATATCCGTCAGGTCATGGGCACCGAGCAGGGCCGCCGCGTCGTCTGGGCAGTGCTGGAGCAGGGCAAGGTGTTCGGCTCCACGTTCGCTGTCGATCCGGCGGTGACCGCGTTCAACGAAGGGCAGCGCAATATCGCCCTGGCTCTGTTCATGCGCGTCATGTCCGCCTGCCCTGAGCAGTATCTGAAGATGGCCGCCGAGGCCAACGCCAACGAGGAGAAATAGCGATGCCGATCACCGACATCAAATTTGTGCGTGCCTCATCAATCGCCGAGTTGGAAACGATGATTCCGCCGCTGCTGAAACAGGGTTACCAGCCATATGGTGCAGTGCAGATCCGCAACACCAATAACGCCAGCGGCGGGTACGACTTCTTCCAGGCAATGGTGATGGGTGACTCAACCACGCCGAACAGCAATCAGAAGCTGATGACCGACGGTGACGCCGTCACGGTGCAGAACAGCGCAGGTGTGGCAGTGGCAGGCACGCACAAGCTCTCGATCGTCAACGGTGTGCTGGTGTTGAAGCTGGACCCGACTGTGGCGCCGTTGATTAACGGCCAGGTGCAGAACGCCGTGCCGGTGACCAACAACGCACTGCTGTCTATCGGCACCACTAACCGCAAAGTGACCAGCACCGTAGCCGCTGGCGCACTGACCAACTTAACCATCGTGTAAAGGTACCAACATGGGCAATGCATTGTTCAGAAAGCTATTACAGTCAGTGCTGATGAGTGAAGCGCCAGCACCTGAATCTTCCGGCGGCGCTGGTGATGCTCCCGCACCAGTGGCAGAACCGTCTGCACCTGCAGGTAATGAGCCTCCGGCAGCAGACCCGGCTAAGCCTGCCGCTGAACCGGAGAAGCCTGTCGACGCCGATAAGCCGGACGGCGAGAAGAAGCAGGAGCAGCAGAAGCCAGAAGGCGCGCCGGAGAAATATGAGTTTAAAGTTGCTGAAGGTCAGGAGCTTGACGCAACTGCGCTGGAGCAGTTTGAGCCTATCGCCCGCGAGCTGAACCTGACCAACGAGCAGGCGCAGAAGATGGTTGACCTGTACGGCACGCAGATCCTGCCAATGGTGCAGAAGCAGCAGGCGGAAGCCTGGCAGAAGACTACCGAGCAGTGGGCTGCTGACGTTAAAGCAGATAAAGAGATCGGCGGCGACAAGCTCACCGCGAGCATCGGCGTAGCACAGCGCGCGCTGGAGACCTTCGGCACGCCAGATCTCAAACAATACCTGAACTCAACCGGGCTGGGTAATCACCCTGACCTGATTAAGTTCTGCGTAAAAGTCGGCCAGGCCATGTCCGAGGACAAGGTTTTGACCGGCAACGAACACGGCCAGCGTAGTGCGGCCCAAGTGCTCTATGGCTAATCAAGAGAGGAAATAAACATGGCTGTTAAAGGCTTAACTGCGCTGACGCTGGCAGACTGGGGTAAGCGCGTAGATCCAGATGGCAAGATCGATAAAATCACCGAACTTCTTTCCCAGACAAACCCGATTTTGCAGGACATGCTGATCGTTGAAGGTAACCTGCCGACTGGTCACCGTACGACTGTGCGTTCCGGCCTGCCACAGGCTACGTGGCGCTTGCTTAACTATGGTGTGCAGCCTAGCAAGTCCACCACCGTACAGATCACTGACTCTATCGGGATGCTGGAGACTTACTCCGAGATCGATAAGTCGCTGGCCGATCTGAACGGAAACACTAATGAGTTCCGTCTTTCTGAGGATCGCGCTTTCCTGGAAGGCATGAATCAGCAGATGGCTCAGACGCTGTTCTATGGCGATACCAGCGTTAACCCTCAGCAGTTCATGGGCCTGTCGTCCCGCTACTCCAGCAAGTCAGCGGGCAACGGGCAGAACATCATCGACGCTGGCGGTACCGGCACCGATAACACCTCCATCTGGCTGGTGGTGTGGGGTGAAAATACCGTACACGGTATCTTCCCGAAAGGGCAGAAAGCTGGTCTGCAAATGCAGAACCTTGGCGAGCAGACCCTGACCGATGCTAATGGTGGGCGTTACCAGGGGTATCGGACTCATTACAAATGGGATAACGGTCTCAGCCTGCGTGACTGGCGCTACGTTGTTCGCATCGCCAACATCGATGTTAGCGATCTGTCTGTTCCTGGTACCGCTGTAAACATCGTTTCTCAGATGGTGAAAGCGCTGCACCGCATCCCTAACCGCGGCATGGGAAAACCGGTCTTCTACATGAACCGCACCGTAGCCCAGGCTCTCGACCTGCAATCCCTCGATAAGAACTCCCTGGCGCTGAGCGTCAAGGAAACCGAGGGGGACTGGTGGACCACCTTCCGTGGTGTTCCGATCCGCGAAACTGATGCGCTTCTTGAAACAGAAGGGCGCGTCGTATAACGCCTGTCATTAACCCGGCGGGCTACGTGCCCGCCAGAAGGAGATAAGAAGATGATCAACGATAAGCTGTTGATGTTCTCTGAGGCGCAGGCGGTAACCGCATCGGCTGCATCTACGGACACCATCGATCTTGGGCCAATTGACGGCACGCGCCGCGATATTGGCGTCGGCGAACCACTGGAATACTGGGTGACAACTAACGCCACCGCGACCGCAGCTGGCGCCGCGACTGTTAACGTGCAGCTGCAGACCAGCCCGGATAACTCCACCTGGACAACCATTGCAAGCAGCGGCGATTTGGCGCTGGCGTCTCTGGTTGCTGGCCGCCGTATCGTTTCGCAGAAAGTGCCACAGGGTGTGCAGCGCTACCTGCGCGTTAACTACGTCGTCGGTACTGGTCCGCTGACCGCCGGCGCCTTTACTGCCGGGATCAATCTGGATGTGGACGGCAACAACCACTATCCGATCCGCTCTCGCATCACTGGTTAAGGAGCCGTAAATGTCACAGGAAAAAGCACGCTACCGCATCACGCGCCTGTCTTTCATCGGCAACCAGCTGCTGGATGAAGGCGCAGAGGTGGAGTACGACGGCGAGCCGGGAAGTGCTCTGGAGCCGCTGAACGATGCCGCTAAGGCCGCCAAGAAAAAGGCGGATCAGAAGCGCGGCGACCAACAGAATGTTAAGCCAGCAGAACCAACTGTCATCACTAACGGCAATGATAAAAATCCTGAAGGCGAAGGTGGCGAGCAGGACGCTGATGCGCTGCGACAGCAGTATCAGGAGCTGTTTGGTGAACGCCCCGGCAATATGAAGCTTGAGACCATCAAGCAGAAAATTGCCGATAAACGGAAAGAACTGGGCGTTTAAGCCTCGCGGGTAAAACAGAGGGGCTTCGGCCCCTTTCTTGCAGGAGTAGAGTATGGAACTGGTTAACCTGAAAAGCGGTACCGACACCTACCAGGACGAAAGCGGTAAAACGCAGACCCGCGATGATTATCCCTGGGGCCTGAGTATCAACCTGGACAACGAGACGCTGAAAAAGCTTGGAGCCGCGCCGCAGGCGGTGGGAACCGAAGTAATGATCACCGCTCGTGCGATCATTAAAAGCACCTCCTCCCGTGAAACCGAAGAGGGCACCCGCCACGATGCCAGCCTGCAAATCACTGACATGGCTATGGCTCCCGCCCAGGCTGAGCAGCAGAAAGGCGCAGCCGAAACGCTGTACGGTGGGGGTGAGTAATGCCTTCCGTCATCGAGATCTGCAACCTAGCGCTGAGCAACATCGGCAACAGCCGCAGCATCAACAATCTGAACGAGCAGAGCAAAGAGGCCGGGGCGTGCGATCTGCACTATGAGAGCTGCCGTGACTCGGTGCTGGCGGACTTTGACTGGAATTTTGCCACCAAACGTGTGGCGCTGGCAGATACCGGCAACCCACCTCCGGACTGGCAGTATGCCTATCAGTACCCCACCGACTGCCTGCGTATCACGGAAATTATGGTCCCCGGCCACCGATACCCGACGGCGGCAATGCGCGTCCAGTATGAGGTCGGCGCTGACTATGCCGGCACCGGAAAGCTGATTTACACCGATCAGCCCAGCGCCTGGCTGAAGTACGTTTCCCGCGTGGCAGACGTCAACATGTTCGACCCTATCTTCGTTGAGGCACTGGCGTGGCGTCTGGCGGCCGCCATCAACATGCAGCTGACCGGCGACGCCTCCCTGGGCAATAACGCGTTGAACATGTATGCAAGAGTGATCCTGAGCGCTGGCACCCACAGCATGAACGAGTCTCAGGAACCGGCTGCGCCGGATAGCGAATTTACTTATGCGAGGTTGAGCTAATGCCATTCAGCTGGATCCAGCCTAGCTTTGCCGGTGGTGAGATCGGCCCATCACTCTATGGCCGCGTCGACATGGCCAAGTATGCCGTGGCCCTGCGCAAGTGTCGTAACTTCATCGTGCGTCAGTATGGCGGAGTCGAAAACCGACCGGGAACCCGATTCATCGGTGCGGCTAAATACGCTGGCATGAAGTGCCGTCTGATACCGTTTCAGTTTTCTACGGTGCAGACGTATGCCCTGGAGTTCGGGCACCAGTACCTGCGCGTCATCAAAGACGGCGGTTACGTACTCAACAGCAGCAACGTTATTTACGAACTGCCTATGCCTTACAACGAGCAGGATCTGAGCCGTATCAAGTACACGCAGAGCGCCGACGTTCTGACGCTGGTGCACCCGTATTATCCGCCGATGGAACTGCGCCGGTACGCACACGACAACTGGCAGATCGTCGCGGTGGAGACCAAAAACGGACCTTTTGAGGATATCAACGTTGACGAGGCTACCACGGTCTACGCCAGCGCCACCACCGGCAACATTGTGCTGACTTCCAGCGCGGCCATATTCGGTGCTGAGCAGGTCGGCAAGTTATTTTATCTTGAGCAGCCGGCAGTCGATTCCGTCCCTGTATGGGAGACCAGTAAAGCGACCACAGCTGGCGATATCCGTCGGGCTGATAGCAACTACTACCGGGCCAGTACCAGCGGCAAAACGGGAACACTCAGGCCGTCACATACAGAGGGATCCTCCTATGATGGATGGGGAGGTGATGGTGATGGCGACACCGGGATCCTGTGGGAGTATCTCCACAGTGGGTTTGGTATCGTTCGGATAACTTCAGTCGCTAACGGAGGCACCTCTGCAAATGCTACTGTTATTTCTCGCATCCCTGAGAACGTAGTAGGAAGCAGTAAAGCAAGCTACAAATGGGCGCGCTTCGCCTGGAACAGCGCCAACGGCTACCCAGGCACCGTCGTGTATTATCAGCAGCGCCTCTTCTTCGCAGCTTCTACTGCCTACCCGCAAACCGTCTGGGGAAGCCGTACCGGCGACTACAAAGACTTTGGCAAGAGCAACCCTACCCAGGACGATGACCGGATCATCTACACCTACGCCGGGCGTCAGGTGAACGAGATCCGCCATCTGATTGACGTTGGCTCGCTGGTGGCCCTGACTTCGGGCGGTGAGTTTGTTGTGACCGGTGACCAGAATAAAACGCTGACCCCGTCGTCGTTCTCCTTCAGCTCCCAGGGATCAAACGGGGCCAGTAACGTGCCGCCAATCGCCGTGGCAAATATCGCCCTGTTTATCCAGGAGAAGGGCAGTACAGTCAGGGATCTGGCGTATTCGTTTGACGTTGACGGATACCAGGGTAACGACCTGACTATCCTGGCTAACCACCTTTTCCAGAAACACAGCATAGTTGACTGGTCTTTCACCATCGTGCCGTACAGCGCTGCCTGGGCGATACGTGACGACGGCATGCTGCTGGCGCTGACGTACCTGCGTGAACAGCAGGTTTTCGCATGGGCACCACAGCCCACAGACGGCAAATTTGAGTCCACCTGCTCGATCAGTGAGGGCGGCGAGGATGCCGTGTATTTCGTGGTAAGTCGTACCGTTAACGGGCAGCAGGTCCGCTATATCGAGCGACTGGCCAGCCGCCTGTTTACCGAAACCGAGGACGCCTTTTTCGTTGACTGCGGACTGAGCTATGACGGTCGTAACAGCGATGCAGCCCGCACGGCAAAGATCACCGGCGGAGTGGATAACTGGAGCTACCAGGACGAGCTGACCCTGACCATTACCGGTGCAGCGTATTTTACCCAGGCGGATGTCGGATCGCAGATCCAGATCCCCTACACCGAAACCGATGATGACGGTTCATCAGTGGATAAAGAGCTGCGCTGCAATATCTCCGGCTACGTTAGCGGGAGCGTCGTCAAGATTATGGCGAGCCGGGATATTCCACCGGCCCTGCGCAACACAGCGATCGCTAACTGGCAGATGGCACGCCAGAAATTTACAGGTCTTTCGCATCTTGAAGGCAAGACGGTGAACATTCTTTGCGATGCCAACGTTGAGCCGCAGAAGGTCGTTACTAACGGCGCCGTGACGCTGGAGAACGCCGGGGCCGTGATCCACATCGGGCTCCCGGTAACCGCCGAATTCGAAACGCTGGATATCAATATCAACGGTCAGGAAACGCTGCTGGACAAGAAGAAGCTGATCCCATCGGTCAGCCTGGTGGTTAACGCAAGTCGCGGCATATTCGCAGGTACCGATGCCGATCACCTGTATGAATATCCTCAGCGCGAATTTGAGTTTTACGACGATCCCGTTGCCGATGCCACCGGCGTGGTGGAAGTGAAACTGGACAGCAACTGGGATAAAAACGGGCGCGTTTATATTCGCCAGTCTGACCCGCTTCCGCTGTCTGTACTGGCCGTTATCCCGCGACTGACCGTAGGAGGCCGCTGATGATTGATGCCCGCATAGTTCCGGCCACCGCTGCGCATATCGCCGAGATGCTGCCGCATGTGCGCCAGGCGGATATTGAAGAATTTCTGGCGATCAATGGATCCACTCCGGAGCAGGTGCTGCTGACTGGACTGAAAATATCCACCTTCGCCTGCGCCGGTCTGATTAACGGCCGGGTTGTCACCATATTTGGCGTGGCCCCGGGGTCTATGATTGGCGGTACCGGAACGCCCTGGCTGGTGGGTACTGACGATCTTGAGCACTACCAGCGCACCTTCCTGCGCCGCTGCCGCAATGTCGTCAATGCAATGCTGTCTGTTTACCCTTATCTTGAAAATTATGTTGATGAGCGTAACCACGTCGCCAAGGCATGGTTGCACTGGCTGGGATTCCGGCTGGAAGACGCCGCGCCGTTCGGCATCAAGGGTCTTAATTTTCATCGTTTTCACCTGGAGAGAAAATAATGTGTGATCCAGCTACCGCGCTCGCTGGCGCGTCTCTTGCCGCCGGGGCGCTTTCTGCCGTTAACCAGTACCAGTCCGGCCGCCAGGCGGCGGCTGTAGCCAGTGCTAACGCTGACTCAGCGGAGGCCCAGGCTCAGGACTCAATCAACCGGGGTAACGCTGCTGCTGATGAGGCACGACGCCGCAATCGCCAGACGCTGGGCACGCAGATAGCAACCGCTGCGGCTAATGGCGCCGATATCAGCACCGGCAGCGCGCTGGATATCTTCAGTGATACCGCTCAGTTTGGTGAGCTGGATGCGCTGACTACCGTCAATAATGCCCAGCGCGAAGCATATGGATTCGAGGTGCAGGCCAGTAACTATAAAAATCAGGCTACAGCCGCTAAGCAGCAGGGAGCCGTAGGCGCGGTGTCGACGCTGTTGACCACTCCGCTGCAGGCGTACGGCGCCTACAAAATGGCTGGTGGTGAATGGAATCCGTTCACCCAGAAAAATTCCGCCCCGATCTCAGCTGCTGGCCGATAAGGAGAAATATATGCCAGTCGTACCTACCGTCACAGGTCGCCAGGTAGAAAGTCGCGGCGTTAATGCTCCGGCAATCGCGTCGTTTAATACCCCGAATATTGGTGATGCCCTGGCTGATGCCGGACAAAAGGCCGTTGGTGTGCTGGCCGATGCCAAAAATCGGGCTAACGTAGCGATGACGCAGGAAGCCAGCCTGAAACTGGATGCTATCAGCAACGATCTGATGAACAACCCGGAGACGGGATTTCTCACCCTACAGGGAAAGAATGTTATCGGTCAGGCGCAGAAATACAGCCAGCAATTTGATCAGCAGGCTGAAGAGATCGCCGCAGGGCTACCGGATGCGAATGCTCGTAACGCTTTCATGCAGCAGGCGCAGCAGCAGCGCATGGCATTCAATACGCAGGCCGGGCGACATGAAGTAGGTCAGGTGCGTCAGTATGAAGCCGGGATGCAGGATGCCACTCTGAAAAACCTTTCTCAGCAGTTCCGTAACCCTGAAATGGCGAATCAGGCTGGCGTAAAAGCCTATCAGAGCATCATTGCGTACGGTCAGGCCCACGGTCAGAGCGATGAAGAGATCGAGCAGAACTGGGTATCTTGGCGTGAGAATGCTGCTAACGGCGCGGCTGAGGCATGGTACACACCGATGTATCAGCAGATGCTGGGCCCGGACGGCAAGATTGAGGTGACCGACACCCCCAGCGAGGCGCAGCTTTTCTCTGCGATGATCTGGCAGGAAAGCGGAGGTAACCAATATGGCAAAGACGGTGCGCCGCTGGTATCCCCGAAAGGTGCCGTCGGCGTAGCCCAGGTTATGGAGTCCACCGGGCCGGAGGCTGCCCGTCTTGCTGGTGTGCCGTGGGATCGAGATAAATGGATGAACGACCCACGCTATAACGCGAAACTGGGACAGGCATATTTCGGCGCGCAGATGCAGAAATATGATAATAACCCCGTGCTGGCGGTGGCTGCTTATAACGCAGGCCCTGGTGCTGTCGATGGCTGGCTGGAGAAAATTGGCGATCCCCGCACCGGCCAGGTCAGCAACGCCCAGTTTGCAGCCGCTATCCCCTACGAAGAAACGCGCAACTATGTGGCGAAAGTCACAGGTAGCGCTGGCGCAATCCCCGGATCGGCGACAATGGAAAACCTGTCACGGCAGCCGTTCTGGAATGCCATGAGTCCGGATAAAAAGTCCCAGATGATGAGTAAGGTTGCCGGGCTGTATGACATGCAGGCCGCTGCCGGACGTGTGGCTATTCAGGGCCGTATGCAGGACGATCTCGCGAAACTGGAAGCGGGCCAGCCGGTGACTCCAATCACTGCCCGTGAGTGGGCCGCGGTGATGCCGCTGCAGGCCGCACCCGCCGAACGCCTGCAGATGGAGAAAACCTACCAGCAGTATCAGCAGGCTATGACGCTGCAACCCGTTTACCAGACTATTGTGCAGGGCAGTGCCCAGCAGGGCATAGCAGCCGTGCAGGCCATGATGCCGAAAGAGTCGGATCCTGATTTCAAATACAAAGCCGAGCTTTACTCTTCTGCCCAGGCAAAATTAAATCAGGTGCAGAAGGCCCGTGAAACTGACCCGGGCAACTGGCTCCAGCAAAACTCAGCTGTCGTTAAGTCGGCTTTTGCCGAGTACCAGAACAATCAGCAGTCTGGGGAATATCTGGTATCGCGTATCCAGGCAGAAAAAGACCGCCTGGGCATCAACAGCAAAAAGGTGCTGCCGGATACCATGATCGACAACCTGCTACAGCGCATCGACAACACACAGGAATCCAGCGTTACGGCCATTCAGGCAGTAGCTCAGTCGTTCGGGAAATACTCCGATCAGGTCATGCAGCAGGTGCAGAAAAATGCTTATCCGGCGCTGCAGGTCATCATGGCCACAGAGAACCCGCGCGCTGCTAATGCCCTCTGGCAGAGCCGCGGCGTGAAAACGTCAGACCTGCGCGGGAGCTTTGAGAAAACCGACGCCGACAGCGCCGATTCATCATGGAACGACAAAGCGAAGGACTTTGCCAGCACAATGGTGGTACAGCCTGGCGGCACCGCTGTGTGGAACAATTTCAACGAGCAGGGTAAGCGCCTGACGTATATCAACATGCAACGTGGCATGTCAGCCTCTGACGCGGCGAAGCAGGCTTATCAGGATATTCTCGGCGAGCAGTACCAGACCAGTGGCACATGGCGTCTGCCTAACCGGGCCGGGGTAGATCTGCGTGACGTCAACGACGGGGCCGGGAAATATCTTGAGTCACTAACTGCTGAACAGATTATGCCGCTGGTTGGCGATCCGCGCCTGCCGGAAGACGTGAACCGCCAGCAGAGCCTGTCACGCATCAAAGACAGCGCTCAGTGGGTAACGAACAGCAACGAGACAGGGCTTACCCTTATGCTCAACGGCCTGATTGTTAATGGCGCCGATGGCCGCCCTGTCTCGGTTTCGTTCCAGGATCTTTCTAAGCTCGGCGCGGCAAACCGCTCAAAGTGGAACAGCCTGCTGAAATTCACTGATACGCCTGTTAAATACACCCCGGGGCAGTCGAAGGGTTACAGCGCTGAAAGCCAGCGCGACAACCTGATCGACATCCTCCAGGGCGGCCAGCAGTCAGGACGATAATATGCCAATTTATACCGACGATCCGGGGCTGGGGATTAACCAGCCAATCGGCAACGCTCCATCCGGTCTGGGTGAATCGCTGCTGTCGTCCCTTAAACAGGGGTTTGAAGAGGGGCCGGTTATGTCCGGATACCGCTTCGCGCAGGCTGATATGCTGGCGAACGACCCTAATTCCGCTATCGTCAGCAAGGCGGACGCTGACGAGCGCCTGAAGCAGTACGGTGTGAAGAGCATCAACGTGCCGGAGACCGGAGTTACCCAGGCGTTTCTCGATCACGTCGTTGCTGAGCGTAAGGATTCGCTGGCACGCCAGCAGATCGCCGCGTCAGCTCCGTCTGGCTGGGTGGCTACCCCGCTAAACTTCACGGCAAGCCTGGCCGGGTCGATGGCCGATCCCGGTAACGTGGCGCTGGCATTTGTGCCGTTCGCCGGTGAAGCGCGGGCGGCTTCCATGCTGGGGCGTTTCGGCGAGCGCTTTGTTGCCGGATCCCGCCTTGGTGCTGCGCAGGCAGTGGCCACCGTGCCGTTTACCGCAATGGCAGCAGCTGCTGATGGTGATGATTTCACGTACGGTAACGCGCTGGAGAGCACGTTTTTTAACACGCTGGCGGGCGGCCTGATGCACGCTGGCGGCGGGGTGATATCAGATCTGGTTCGCCCACGGCGCGCAGCTGAACCTGCCGCCGCAGAAACAGCGATCCCTGCCACAGACGCGCAGCCCACTGCGGTGGTGACCCCCGACAATATTCCGGCAGGCGTCAACATCCCTGAGCGCGGCACCAATTCAGATCTGGCTGCGGCCATCTCCAGCGACGCGGAGAACTACGCATACAGCCGGGCCTATGACGATGTCGTGCCGGAGTATATGGCTCAGCAGCGGGAACTACAGACAGGGCAGATCGATAACGTGGCTGATCTGCGCGCCGAACTTACTGCTAACCAGCGCCAGGCGGACGCGCTGGACGCCACAGTGCAGCAGCGCACCACCGATTACCAGTCTCAGCGGATGAAATTCAAGGATGCGCGGGCGCGGGCGCTGAAAGATGTTCAGGCAGAAAAGGACGCATTCACCTCCCGAAACGACGAGATCAGCAATACGCTGGAGCAGAACGCTGCCGCCGAGCAGGCGCGGGGCCGCCAGTCTCAGGTTAATAAGGGAGAGATCCCCGACGACCTGAAGGTGCGTATTGCTGAGCGTGCGCAGCAGATCCGGGATGGCATGCAGATGTCGCCAGTGGCCGGTGCTGTCCGTACCGCCGCCGGAGCAATTCGCGAGGCTGACTGGGCTGTTAACCAGCAGGCTTACCGCGCTGCGCTGGCGCACATGATGGAAGGCCGAAGCCCGGATGTAGAGCCGTTCTATGAACTGCATACCCCGGCGCTGCGGGAGCGCGCTATTCAGCGCATACAGAACCCGGTTCGGCAGGTTGATGAAACAGCCCGCCCGGTAAGCGAAACTGCTGATCGCGTGTACCGGGAAACCCAACAGGCAGATCACGAAGTCACCGCCGCCGCTGCCGATCTCGACAACGAATTTAACCTGAGCAACGCGCTGCTGGACGATATCGCTGTCGACAATCCGGAGCTTGCGACCACGATGCGCGAAAACCTCAATGCTATTCGTGCCGAGGCCAGCGACAATAGCATGAGCAACGCCTTCCGGGCCTTTGCCGCCTGTATGATTAACCGGGGGATTTGATGGCAGCCAATGAGTTTTTGACGCAGTGTGAGCGAACAGTAAACGCCGCCGCCGGGCGTGACCTGTCACCTGATGAAATGGAGTCGCTGGTGCGCGACATGCGCGATACCACCGAACGGATCATGGCGGGCAACGAGGCGCTGTCTCTTGAAGAAGCTGCGCTGCGGGCCGCCGATGAGCTTAGTAACGCCGACGTGCTGGCAAAGCAGATAGAGGCCCGCAACAAGGCTATCAATACCCGTATCGCTGCCCAGCGCCTGGGGGAGCTGCGCACTACATGGAAAGACCGGCCAGATATCGGCCTTGAAGCCATGCTGGTCGGTCGTAACGATGCGCGCACCGGCTCCCGCCGCTCCGTGTCTTCCGAGACAGCCCAGCTGCGCGGCAAGTACCATGCCGGGATCAACTACGATTTCGACCGTGCTGACCTGGTGAAATTTATCGCCAGCGGCAGCAACGACCGCGAGATCGCCGAAGCCATGTGGCGTATCGGGCGTGGTGAATCTACCGACGGCATGACGCGCCAGTCCGTGGCCGCTGCGCAGATTATCTCGAAGTGGCAGGAGTCAGCTCGTATCGATGAGAACAGGGCCGGAGCATGGATCCGCAAAGAGCCGGGCTATATCGTCCGGCAGTCGCACGACATCATGAAAATCCGTGCTGCTGGTTTTGACGCCTGGCGCAACGCCATTCTGCCGCGACTTGATGAGCGCACGTTCGACGGAGTGAGCGACCGGGATCAGTTCATGCGCAGTGTTTATAACGGCCTGGCATCCGGGGTGCACCTCACCTCTGAAAAGCCGGACTGGATGAAAGGCTTCAAGGGGTCGGCAAACGCCGCCAAGCGCGCCAGCCAGGAGCGCGTGCTGCATTTCAAGGACGGGATCTCATGGCACGAGTATAACCAGCAGTTCGGCACCGGTAGCCTGCGAGAGGCAGTCTTTGGCGGTCTTAACAGCGCAGCGCGCAACACGGGCATGATGCGGGTGCTGGGCACCAATCCAGGCAACATGTTCAAGTACCTGACCGATACGATTGCCGATGACGTAAGCAAATCTGGCAACCCGGCGGCGCTGGCCGACTACATGACCAAAGTCCGCAGGCTTAACCGCACCGTCATGCCACAGGTCGATGGTTCGCTGAATATTCCCGGTAGCGTGGGATGGGCTAATGCATCGGCCAACGTACGCGGCTGGTTGCGTATGAGTCAGCTCGGCGGCGCGGTGATATCCTCATTCAACGACGTGCCTATCTCAGCTACCGAGATGCGTTATCAGGGACAGAACTTTATGCAGGCGGTGCTGGGCGCGATGAAAGGGCGCTTTACCCGCTATACCAGCGCAGAGCAGAAGGAGATCCTGTCATCGATCGGTGTTTACTCGGATGCGATGACGCAGGAGATCATCCGTCGTATCTCCGGCGATGACAGCCTGACCGGGAAAATGGGCCGCGCGCAGCAGTTGTTCTTCAAGTACAACCTGATGAACTTCTGGACGGAGAGTGGGCGAAACAGCAACGCCATGATGATCACCAACTGGCTGGCACAGAACGCCGATCAGGCGCACGCCCGCCTGCCGGAGGACTTGCGCCGGGTGCTGGACCTGCACGGCATTGGAGACCGTGAATGGGAGATTTTCCGCCATATGGACATGGCCGACAGTGAAGGCCGCAAGTTCATGACGACCAGCGGCATTCGTGGCGTGCCGGACGATGTCATCTCCGGGTATGTGCAGAGCAAAGGGCTGAAGCCAACTGAGCGCGCTATAGCCGATGCCCGCGACCAGCTGGAGGGTCAGCTGCGTGGCTACGTCCTCGACCGCCTGAATATTGCTATGTCGGAGCCTGGCGATCGCACTCAGGCATTTATGAAGATGGGCACCGTGCCGGGAACAGTGGCAGGGGAGGCGATCCGTTTCGCCGGCCAGTACAAGTCCTTTACCGCCAGCTTTATGCAGAACGTGCTGGGACGCGAGGTGTTTGGCCGCGGCTATATGCCCGCCGGACTGGGCGAGTCGAAAACCACATCCATGACCAACGCGCTGATGCGCAACGGCAACGGCGCATTCATTGGTGCCGCTAACCTCTTTGTCTGGGCGACATTATTTGGCTACACCTCAATGCAGGCTAAGCTGCTGCTGAAGGGCCAGACGCCGCGCCCGGCAGACGCCAAGACTTTCCTCGCTGCAGCAGCGCAGGGTGGCGGTCTTGGCATCCTGGGCGATTTCATGTTTGGTGAAGTCAACCGCATGGGGGCAGGGCCGGTAACCTCGTTGATGGGGCCAGCGGCATCCAATGCTGACAGCGTAATCACGCTGCTACAGAGCACCACGCGCGGCGATGCAGACCTTGGAGACTGGTACCGCACCACGCTGGATAACACGCCGTTCCTGAACGTGTTCTGGCTGCGTACGGCGATGAATGGTTTAATTCTGAACAGGATTCAGGATGCGCTGGACCCCGGTTCGCTGGAGCGTTACCAGCGACGGGTTGAGCGAGAGCAGGGCAACGAGTTCCTGGTGCCGCCGTCACAATTTATGCTAGGGAAATAATTGATGGGTAAAGCAAAGTTTTTTCTGGTCTACGTCGCTATGCTGGCGTTTTTCCTCTGGCCCAGCATTACGATCTTGTTTTTCGATAAGACAAGGCTCACCTCGACAGATTTCATCCTGGTTCTGACATTCTTCGGTATCGGAGTAGCGCTGCTGATTATGGGAGTACGAAGACTGCTGGAGTTGCTGGGATTGGTAAGGTCGTGACATGTCACAGCCCGCTTAACGCGGGCTTTTATTTTTTATCCGATATTTTTCTTCACATGGAGGGTGCAGTAATCGAGATGCGTCTGGATCTCGGTCAGCGTCATTTGCGTGCATGATGCGTAATTCAGGAGTGCCGCCAGCTCAGCAGATGCGCCAGCTACGTTGTGCCCGTCTTTTTCAAGTTCTCTCAGCAATTCCATGAGGTGTGATTTTTCAATCAGCGACATGACACCGTTTGGTGTATGAATTTTCTCTGAAAAACCTCGTTCTAACGGGTGATGGTACCGCCTCCGCATTGCTCTCCCTCCGCATAAGTACTGTATATATATACATATATCAGATGCCGCATGCATTTTCCAGTACACCGTAATAATTACCTGTAAGGTAATAAGTTCTTTACTTTACATCATTTTAATGCATATAAGGTTTTTCAGGTAATAAAATGACCAGATGCACCGCGCCGGGCGCTGCTTATCTGGAGAACGGCCATGACGGTTTCTACCGAGGTTAATGAGAATACCTACACTGGAAACGGCACTACGACCGTATTCCCTTACCAGTTCAGAATTTTTAACAAATCGGATCTGGTGGTTCAGGTCGTCGACCTGAACGAAAACGTGACAACCCTGACGCTCGACACTAACTACACCGTCAGCGGTGCGGGTGGTTACAGAGGGGGCAATGTCACCCTTGCCGCCCCACTTGCCAGTGGATGGAGGATATCGATCGCCCGAGAGCTGGAGCTTACCCAGGATACCGATTTGCGAAACCAGGGGAAGTTCTTCCCGGAGACACATGAGGATGTCTTTGACAGGCTGACCATGCTCATCCAGCAAATATTTCGTCGGTTTGGCCTGGCGCTGCGCAAGCCATCCAGTATCGCGAACTATTACGACGCGCTGGGAAACTACATCCGCAATGTCAGGGATCCCAGTAATGCCCAGGACGCCGCTACGAAAAATTATGTGGACTCGGTTTCTGACGCTAATTTAAGCCGCTCATTACGTACACCAGAACCAATCCCCGCATTGCCATCAGCTGATGAAAGGAAGAATAAAATCGTCGGGATGGACGGTGACGGAAATCCTGTAATGCTGTTGCCTGAATCTGGTTCTGCTGCTGATGTGTTGCTGCAACTGCTTGCTGATGATGGTTATAAGCGCATCCCCAGCATCTTCCGCGTTCTGTCTGATGTACCGGTGGAGATGTTCCGATCTGATGGCCTGACAGATCAGCAGGTCATACAGGCTGCCAGTAACTATGCAACGTTAACCGGGCGCACGCTGCTGTTTGAAACCGGTAAAACGTATGAGGTTGAAACCCTGACAGTAACATGCGACTGGTCAGGAGGCGCAACTATTAAGCGTCGCGCGGGGACCTCTTCAACTCTAATCGTCTTCAGCAGCGGTAATCGTGTGTCCGGCCTGACAGTAGACGGAAACAATGCGGAGTGTACTGGTTACGCCAGTAATATCGTGATGAACGCAGTGAACGGCGCAGTATTCGAAAACGGCGCGTCGATTAATGCTCTTGGTCATAGCATTGAGATCAACAATAGTTCCACTACCGATGACGGCAGGATGCCGAATCGACTTAGTCACCTTGTCATTGAGGGAACTACCATAGGACATGGTATTAGTCTCTATGACGCAGCATCCGAAATAATTGACGATATTAACGTTAGTGGTTGTGCTGGTGGTGTGGTGGGTGGGGGAAGTCAGCGGGGCATCAGGCCCGTCAGAATGTCCCGCATTGATGCTCACCATAACCGCGACGCTGGTATTGCCACAGGGTTCATTTCCACCGTGGACACGCCGGTATATGAAATGGTATCCATCATAGATGCATACTGCCATCACAACGGGAAAAACGGCTTCGCTGTCCAGTCCCACCACACAACCCTTACCAACTGCCACGCGTACCGAAATGGAACGTTAACGGAGCATCAGGGATTCCTGATAAATGCTGACAGCGTGACTCTTTCTTCACTCATCGCATTTGAAAATGCCGGGGTTGGATATGATTTTGGTGATTGCAGAAAATGCACAGGGACTAGTCTGATCGCAGAGTCCAACGGGTGGATAGGGCTTGAGATTAACTCATGTGAGGATATGGCTTTCTCCGGCCTCGTGATGAACGACAACTTCAAGGGCAAGCCTGACGGGGAGATGCAGGGGGCCATAACCATCCATAAAGGTAATGGTGGTTACCCGTTCCAGGGGGATAATAAAGCCATTTCAATTTCAGCTGTATCCATACGTAGCGGCGATGGTCAGCGCTATGCTGTCTTCATTGACCAGTACTCTTTCGACGTTACACTGACCTCAGTAAACGCAAAAAACGTAGCGTTGCTGGATGACATCTTCACTGCGTCGCCAAACGTAACTGTAGATAACTGCGTTACACGATGGGATCCTCTCGGTCAGGCCCGAGCTTCCGTTTCTGGTGGTGGCATATTAATACCAAGCGTGGCCGATTCAGTATCAGTAAATGGCGGTGGTAACGTTATCAGTGTCGGCATTTTAAATGGCGGTGCTTTCGTTAAAGATCGAACCATTAGATTGATAGCCGTGAATGGATTTACGCTGGAAAACTCAGGTCCCTCCGGCACCGGTAATCTTTTTATAGGAGCCAGCAGGGTTATTAATGCGGGAGACTCCATTAAGCTGTGGTCAGATGGCTCTGGTGGATGGAAACTAGGATAAAAAAATAAGAGAGGAGGGAAGACCCTCCTCTTGTTATTTTATGATCTTGCAATCGTAATAGTCTGAAACTTGCTCAGCATTTTGATAAAACCATTCATCTCTATTGTTAATATATCGATAATCAAAATATGTCCTCACTGGATATATTTTTATGCCAGTCTTACAACTATCTGTGTTAAGTTGGCTTTCAATTTTAACCTGCCTATCAACTAATTGATAATTAAAAATATAGGCGTCGGATATGCATTTAAGCATTGTTGCGATAGCAAAAAATCCTACAAAAGACATAATTAAAAAGGATTTGTACCCATTAAATCTGATGTCTTTTAATGCAACCCCTACTACTGCCAGCATTACACACCAAGAAAACATGAAGGATCTTGGCTCTGTATAAGGTGACATAACCATTGAGCCAACAACCATCAATGAAGATAATATCAGAATTAACAATTCTTTCTTCATCTTTCCATTAACAAACAAATATACAAGTGCTGTTAAGGATATTAAAAATAGAGCCAGTGATGTGTCTATAAATACTGATATAACATCAAGAGCCCTTATTTTTATTTTATCTAGAAATGGGACTCCAACATTATACCAACCATCGTAAGTGTTTTTTCTTATAGCGGTTGAGGGAGCCAGCATTAAAATAAACCACCCAACCAAGCAAAAAGCAGGAACAAGAGCCAGTCGAGTAAAAATTTTTTTATCAAAAATAATAACAAAAACTAAGAAAAATATAAGAGCCACAGGGACGTTCTCAAATGAAAGCCCCGCCAGGAATGAAAGAACACAGTAAATGCTTAACTGCATTTTATTATCTAATAAAACTTGTCTTCTATCATGAGTCATAAACTTGCTACAAACCAGCAAGCTTATAATCATTGGAACAGTATATCCTGTAATCACAGTCCTCCATGTAAAAAGCTCCATGCCAGGCCATAAAGCAATGAACAACAAAAAGAACATACACCAATTTAATAATGATAAACGTTGCTGCTCAATTAAATTTTGCATCAAAATACAAACACAAAAAAAAGACAAAAGCGCAACGAAATAGAAAAAAACACTTGGCATGCTTAAGGAAAATATTGATAATTGCTCGCCAAGTCTTGCATTCCAGTGCTCAATTTGGAATGCCGACTTATGAAATGCATAAGTAAACCTTTCAACCAAATCCTCGTTGGTGAATCGTTTTGTAAGCCCGTAATCCTCACCCTGCAAAGGAGAGAGAGCGAAAAATATAAAATACATAAAGCAACAAGTAGCTGCTTGAAGATATATTATTTTACCCAATATCTTTTTCATTTCTTCTCTCCCTTAATAATATATCTTGGCCGATTTTTAGACTCTATATAAATTCTTCCTATATACTCTCCAAGCACACCAATACCGATAAGTTGAACACCACCCAAGAAGAGAATAGAAACCAGCAATGACGGGTAACCACGCACCGGATTACCAAACGCGATTGTGTCTATAATCATCCATGCGCCGTAAATAAACGACAGGCCAGCAACTAACAATCCAATATATGTCCACATTCGCAGAGGGAAAGTAGAGAAACTGGTTATCCCCTCAAGAGCCAAGTTCCATAACTTCCAGCCGTTAAATTTTGAGTCTCCTGCAATCCTTTCAGCCCTGGTATATTCAACAACATCGGTATTCCCACCAACCCAACTAAGAACCCCTTTCATAAAGAGATTGCGCTCAGGAAGAAGCTTGATGTTTTCCACTACCTCTCTGGACATCAGGCGAAAATCACCGACATTCTCCTCGATTTTTGGGTTGCTGATTTTGTTATGCAACTTGTAGAACCACTCAGCAGTCTTCCTCTTGAGCCTTCCATCCGTTGATCTGTCTGTGCGTTTGGCCAGTACCATTTCAGCGCCAGCCTGCCACTTATCAATCAGATGGGGAATGACGTTGATAGGGTCCTGCAGGTCGACGTCGATAGGGATTACGGCTTCGCCTGTTGCATGATGCAGCCCAGCAAATAACGCAGGTTCCTTGCCGAAGTTGCGGGTGAATGACAACGCAACAACAAGAGGGTCTGCAATTGCCAGAGATCTGATTATTGACTCTGTAGCATCCTTGCTGCCGTCGTTTATGAAGACTATTTCAACCTCATGTTGCTGAAGCTCTTCAGACTCACGCACAGTTTTATAGAAAATTGGAATCGCGTCTTCTTCATTAAAGACTGGAACGACCAGAGAAATCTTCATTTCGCATCCCTAAAGACAATGAATTTGGAATAGATAAAACCGCATACCAGGCTGATTGCGGAGAAAATGACGAGAGTCACTAATGGAGGTAAGCCAACCTTGTCAGCCTCCCACCCTATGGCTGCACTCAATGTCCCCATAAAGCCTACATAGAGCATGTATCGCATGGTTGTTGTAGACGATTTGAACGTAAATCTAGCGTTCGCAAAGAAGCTGAAGCTCACCGCAACTACAAACCCTCCAAAGTTGGCAAGGGCTTGCCCAGTATCGAGCCCATACACGCATACAGCAAACACCACCCAGTGAATGATGGTGTTTAAAACGCCAATGACGGCGTACTTTGAAAAAAGCTTTAACATGATAAATATCAGCAGATTCTGAAAGTGGGTGAGTTTACCACCGGACTGCAATCTGATCGACAACCATCGATTTAACCCAGCATTCACGGGAAAGGCGGTTCATTTATCGCAGGGAGCAAGTGAGTTTCATTTTAATAAAAAACTTACCTTACAGGTAACATTGTTGAGAGCTTTCTTAGGTAATATTATCCGTAAACGGTTTATTGTGTATCATGTAACCACCAACATACAGGGGGTTTATATGCACAAAAATCGGTGGCTACCATGTCGGCCTCGCTAACGGTATCAGGCATCAATCAAGGGCTGAGCCTTAGCGCGCTGGCTGCCTGGCTGGTGGGCGTGCCGCCCGAGGTTGCGATAGGCGCACTGGCCGGAGCGGTAATCTTTGTTACCTCAGCGGTTGAGTATCCAATAAGGCGCAGGCTCCTGCTGGCGCTTCTCTCATTCGTCTGTGGACTGCTTTTCTTCAAGCCCGTCGCCGCCATCATTATCGGTGTTTTCAGCCTGATCCCAACCATTACAGCCAGCTCGTTCGAAACCGGCATAGTTTTCTCCGCCGGCGCTTTCGTTGCGAGCATTGTGGCCGTGCGGGTCGGCATCTGGCTGTATCACCGTTCCGAAAATCCGGGGCAAATGCTGCCGAAAAGGGGGGACGATGACCAGCCATGAATTCCTGCTTGTAGCCAACGCCATCATCTGCGGCGTGTTGTCGCTGAGGGTGCTGCTGTTCCGCCGGGAGGGGTCGCGCCACCGCTGGTGGGGTGGCTGGCTGGCATACCTGGTGATCGTCGTGGCTGCCAGCATCCCGATCCGTACCTTCTACGGCCACTACACATCTGCTGACTGGGGTGACGTCATCCTGAACGGCGTGTTTCTGGCGGCAATGCTCAAGACAAAGGGCAACGTCGTGCAAATTTTCAAGATACACGCCAAGACC